GATTCACGAGTAGCATCATCTACTACGTACTCATACCCACCACGATATGCGGCAGGGTATAAATCTAAATCACCATCTACTGGATATCTAATCTGTGCCCATCCACCTGTTGGCTTCTGGACGATTGTAATACCCTTGTCCATCTTATAGAACTCAAACAATCTATGAGTTCCAATAGGACCTTCAAGAACTGTAGGTGGTATGAACAACCAGTTTGACATAAGTCCTCCTTAGTGAACTCACCATCAGGCAGGATTGCTCCTGCCCGACAGTCAATCAACTACTTAGCAGCGATTGAGGAACCAGATGTGATGCGGAATAGAGCCTCGTCACGGTATACTGCGAAGCCTAGTACGCCGTACCAGCCCATTGGGCGGAAGCGCATCAACTTGTCAGTTACGTTACCGATAACGATGTGTGGCTCTTCAGCAACGGCTTCTGCCATAGCCTGAGCACCGCATACGATTGTGTCGAATACGCGAGTTACTGGAGTTACAGTTACAGTAGTTGTAGCGGTAACAGCAGCAGTGTTCGCTGTGTCAACAGTGATGGTTGTGGTGTTGCCAGAAGTCTCGATTGCAGTAATCTTTGCAGCTGCAGCGATACCTGTTCCAGCAATCTTGTCTCCAACCTCAGCGCGTGATGCGATTACGGAAGAAGAAGCAACACCGAAGGTGAAGCCTGCTGAAGTACCTGCAACAGTTACAGCGGTTGTTGCCAATGGAGTCTGGTCTGCACCAGTCTTAGCATTGTATAGACGTGGGGACTCAACGAAGAATGCACCCTCGTAGTCTCCGATTTCGCCTGCCCAGATGTTGTTGACAGCTGGGTTTGATTGTGCGTGAACGAAGTTCCAGCCCAAGTTTCCGGTTTCTGCACGAAGGTCGTGTGAAACTTCTGGGTGAATACCTGTCCAGTACAAGGAGCCACGGCGAGCCTTGGCCTTGTTGGAGCGAAGCTTATCAACTGCACGACGGATGTCTGCAGAGTCGATGGTGTCAGCAGCATCAACGTTAGCAACAGCGGTTGCGTTACCTGCGAAGATGTTGTTTGAGCCAGAGCGTAGAGTTGTCATTGCAACTGAGTCGATTGAGTCGGCTAGGTTGTAAGCAATGATGTTTGCAATTGCTGGGTCAACATCTGCAAGTGAGAATAGCTCAAGTGCACGTGTTACTAGAACTGCATTTCCGTACTCGTTTAGAGTTACGGTCACGGATGTTGGTGTTGACAATGCAACTGCATCTGGGTCAACGGTCTCTCCGAGAGTTGATGTAGCCTGGTCCAAATCTACATAGCGCTGTAGCACTACGGTTTGTCCTGGCATTGCTTGACGGGCTGGACGCTTATCTGCGACCGAACGGATTAGGGGTTCGGAGCGGAGAGCGAACTCGAGAAGACGGTCATACGCCTTCTGTACGAGACCAGCGCCACCAACGTTTCCACCGAGCGAAGACGCTGCGGTTGATGTGTATTGGTTTGACATTGTTGTTTAGTCTCCTTGACTATGAACGGTTATTGTTGTTGTAGGATTGCTAGAATTTCTTCTTCAGAGCTAGCTTGATTCAAGCGTTGCTCTATATCCAATCCTCTGTCAGGGGTTAGTGCTCCCTGTGTCAGGATATCTTGCTGACGAAGTGCAGCTAAATCCTGTGCGGGCACTTCCTCTTTGGCAACCTTCAGTCCGAACAAGTCTGCGTTATCATCGAGCCAGTTTGATACTGACTCCTCGTTAACTTCATCCAAGTCCTTTAGGACTAGTCTTGCTGCCTTAAGGTTTACACCCTTCTTTTCTAGGACTTCTTTGACGGTTCGCTCACGCTGCACCTTGGATAATCCCTCAAGCTGCTCAGTAAGTTCCTTGATACGCTTCTCATCAGCTCTCTTGGCTTTACGTAGCTTCTTAAGTAAGTCGCTCTCAGTATTACCAAATGACTGTGATTCTGTATCTAGGTCATCGTCTTCTTCGTCCCAGTATGTGTTGCTCATAGCAACCTCCACCCTTCTGTTAGTTTAGTCGCAAGCCTCAATATGAATGGGGAGTTCATCTTGGCTCTTGCTCCCGGTCTAGTACGCCGTATGGGGCCGGTCGGTCCATACAGGATTCTATATCTGTCCGCCTACAGATTTGCCTAGTCGTCCAACACCTGACTGGCCTTGGAACTGTGCAATCTCTGTCTCTGACAGTTTTCTACGTGCACGTTTAGCTGAAGCCAAATCCATAAAGGCTTCCTGCTCAGCTTCCTTGCGTGTATATTGTGCCATTCTGTCACCATATCTAGCACTCAATGTTTCAGCCGCAGGTAGCACTTCAGCTACTGCTGCAAAGCCCTCACGAGCTCTCTTCAAATCGATTCCCTGGGCCTGCAGCTCTTCAATGCCAAGTCCCTCACGGCGTACATTGGTAAAGCCTGTAGCCTGCGCAGGAGCAGCCTGAAGGCCAATGGATAGGTTCTGAGCAAGTGCTGCTCCACCAATCTCAGCAGCCTGCACCTTACGCTGAATGGCTGGTAACTGGTTGACAGGGTCAAGTGCATATGCTAGAATGTCTGAATCGTTTAGTTCAGGGAACAAACGGTTCAATGCCTGCTTAGTTTCTGAAGCACCCTTGATGACTCTATCGTAGGCTGTTGATACTCGAGCTGCAAGCTCATCAGCAGACACCATTCTACCAATTAGGTTTGCGTACTTTTCTCTATTTGAGAATTGCTTTAAACCATATGATGTAAAAATTTTATCGAACGCTGCTTCAGTTGCTAGGTACTCTTTGTCGTCTAGCATTCTAAATCCTGCATCTTGTAACATTTTGTTACCAGCGAAACGCTGCAAGTATGGAGCATTGAATCGCTTATCAAACTTCAAAAGGTTTAACGCGTCCTCTGAGTTAATGCCAGGGTATAACTTGCGGATGTCTTCCATTACTCCAAGCAAACCTTCAACACCTACAGCTTGAAGTGCTGCTCTAGCGGCAGCCAATCCGGCATCAGAAAATTGAGGAAGCTTATTGATTAAATCCTTCATTGGGTCAGAAGCACTGGAGTAAGAAATAATGCCGGCATCGATGGCAGCAGCAAGCATGTCTTCTGCTTCCTTCTTTAACCTATCACCCTCAGCAGCTGCTGCTTCTGCTTCCTTTGCAAGGATATCAGCATCTGCCATTGCCTTGTCAAATGCAGCATTATCAGCAAGGCGTTGGTTTTCCAATGCCTCTAGGTCTGCCATTGCCTTATTGAAAGTATCTTCTACACGCTGGGAAAGTACTGTGGTTGCGCGAGAGATTACATCCTTAGCAACCTTCTTTGGCATCTTAGCTACTTCTTTAGCAGAAGGAACTATGTTACGACCAGATACGGCTCTACGCTCAGCCTCCTGGGTAGCCTCTACTGTGCTACCTGGCATTGCCTCTTCTTCAAGGCGAATGCGTGTGTCTCTTGGGTTTCTTACCGCCATGGCCTACCTATCCAATGAAGTTTCTGATGAGTGTACGATAATCATTCATCTTTTGTTCTTTTACAACCGGTGAGTTAGCAGCCTCAGGAAGTGTATAGAGGTACTTCTCCCACTCATTGTAAGGCATTACTTTGTCGCCAGAGAATACTGGCGCAAGTTTGGTTAAGTCTACCTGATTCTCAGGAACTCCCATAAACTTGGAGTATAAATTAACATAGCTACCTAGTGCCTCACGAGGTGATAGCCCTTGCTGAATATAAGTCCTAAGAGCAGGCATAGCTACTTCAGCCTGTAGGCTAATCTTGTTCAAGGTATTATCTAGGGCTTGCTTGCTACGAACAGAACCAATTGCTTGTCTGTATAAAGTTTTCTCATCAACTGGAATACCATAATCGCTATATGTTTGACGTAATAGGTTGAAGGTTCCGCCTAGCGCACCCTTGCGCATAAGCAATGTGTCAGCTTCATCAATACCGTCTTTGAATACTTCTGCGGCTTTTGTCTGAATTGTGTCCAATAGAAGCTGGTTACGCTCTACGCTTGTAAGAGCTCCACCACGCTTCTTTTCTAAATCATTGACTCGCTTGACATATGCAGCAGTTTCTTTTTTGCTAACTCTAGCGTCTAGATAGTCAGCAACTGATTGCTCTAGCTCCAGGGCTAGTGCCTCTGCCGGGGTAGTGCGAATCTTCTTGCCACCAGTCAGTGAACCTGATGGGTCAAAGTACTGTTGAGCAAGGTTTGGATTATTTGCAAGCTTTGTAAGGCTGGATACATAGTCTTCGCCGACGGTATCAGCGTAGCGCATAACCTTCTCTAGGGCTGCCTCGTCTTCAGGACGAGTAGGTATCATAGCATTAGTGCTAAGTGCTGCTAGTTGTGCAATGTAGGCATCCGTAGGAGCCTTCTTGCGAGGATATAATCCAGGGATTCTAGCTAGGGTAGCTAGCAAATCAATCTTTTCTTGATTACCTAAGGAAGCAAATGTAACAGCTGCAGATTCAGAAGAGTACTGGGTGGCTCCATAGATTGGAAGCTGTCCTACTGGTTTACCCTTTAGGATACCAGTAACAGTTCTCTGACCCTTCAATACAGGAGTGCCAATCGGAGCTCCGGTTAGACTGCGCTTTCCACCAGTATTGGCCTGACCCTGAGGTACAGTGCTAGCTGCCTGAGCAGCAGCTTCTGAAGGAGTTAGGTTTCCCTTGTTAGGTGTTGGCCTAGGTGAAGGTACAGTAGTTGGGGGAGTAGTAATTGACATTATCCTTCTAACTCCTCTTTAAAGAATCTGTAGTAGAACTTGTAGAACTCTGGGTTTCTTTGTAGAATTTCTTTTGCTTGCTGTGCTAGCCATTCTCTCTGAGGTAGCGCACCTTTCTTGGCTAGGCTATCATTGGTGATACCTGCTGCCTTTAGGGCTTCATCTCTGAGATACATGTAGTCACGAAGACCATCTACAGCATCAGAATCAGCAAACCGCTCGTCTGTTACCATACGGCGTAGCTGGTCCTTAATACGCTTATCCTTATAAGGGTCAGTCGCAATACTTAGTCCGGCTTTGATATAACTATCACGAAGTGATGCGCGAGCATCTTCGTACTCTTCTTCACTCAAATCGCCAGACACTAGACGTGTCATTAGTCTGTCATCAGCTGCATAGAATCGTAGGCTAGTAGCACGCTGAATCAATTCCTGTGAAGTAAACTTATCTTTTCTACCAGCACGACGCTGCCAACGATATAGCTCTGTTGAGAAGCCACCGTTAGGATAAGCAAAGCCATAAGTATCAGCATAGATATCAATTACCTCAGGGTTGCGCTGAATCAACTCATATGTCATGAGATTGGTTGGTGCACCTGCTGAAGTATTCATGATAGCAAAGATAGCCTCTGGACCATATAGGTCCATAAAGTCTGCATAAGCCTTGTTTGGATTACCACCAGACTGTATCTCTAGCTGCTTAAAATCGTTATACAAAGCTGTTGATAGTACAGTGTTGCCATCATTCAGGGTTGTAATACCTTGTGGGTTTAATGGGAATGGGGACACCATACCGAATATACCGCGGAAAAATGTAAACCACTTAGCAAACTTATCAGTATCTTTCATCAACTGAGCTTGGTCTTCTAAGTCATCTAGGTTATAGTTGCCACCGCTAGCAAGATAGTTCATAACTGGAGCAAATGCTGCAGCATATGAAGCTTCTTGGCCTGGCAATGGGGCTAGGATACGACGCCAGTTGGGCGGTAAATATCCCTCAATAAATCCGGAACGCAAGTCAGGTTCACCGAATGGGAAGATAATCTTGCTTACTGCATCACGGTACCCGATAGGCAGTACGTTAATTGGATTAACTCCTGCAGCATCTAGTGCCTGCAAACCAATCTGTAGGCCAGGACCAAAGCCTGGCATAATGCTACCTGATGAGAATGCGAAGTTCAAAGACTGTGGTGTAGCTGCAATAGCGTATGGACCCTGTGCAGATGCACCCTGTCCTGTACGCAAGTTAGATAGGAAGTTAAGTCCTGTGCCTAAGAACGGGATGAAGAACTTGCGTTGTCCATCCATTGGGTCTGTAAAGAAGAACCCTTGGTTCGGGTCATAGTAATCTTTAGCATCAGTTAGTGAGTATAAGGCTGATGAGTCTGGCTTTGCAAGCCACTGTAATCCCTTTTGAACCTTGTATACTTCTAGTGGATTATCAAGAGCAATCTGTCCCCATCTACGTAGGGTATCTTCCCATGCTGCTGCGAATGGAGCAATGATACGCAACTGATGGAATAGTAGACGCTTACGAGAAGCATCATAGAATAGCTCTGCAGTCTTCTTGCTAGCAACCATTGAAGCATACTCATGTGCTTCTTCTGCAGTGATATTACCAAACTGACGGAGATTATTAATATCAGTGTCTAGTACTAAATCTTTGTCAAAGACATAACTTGGGTGCATCTCTGGTGGCACATAATTTTTGTCTCGAACTTTTCCAACATCTTTACCAGTAGTTTCTGGAAATTCTGGTTGTTTATTATTTTTGATTTGCTTTGGAAATCTTCCCGTTTTTGCATCAACAACCATCTCATCTGCATACCCTTTTACAACCCTTACTGGAACATAATCTATGCCCTCAGCAATGGCTGCCTGTAGCCTATGATTTCCTTCTCCTACATAAGCTAGCCCAGTTTTGTTATCATATACAACCATAATTGGTTCATTATATGACTTGCCATTAAATTCTTTAGTAAATCCTTTACCTTCACGAAGAGATTTTCTATAGAATTCTATTGCTTCTTTATTTCCAGCAATATTACCGGACATATCTTTTAAGGCTGATGTCTTTACGAAACCAACGACGCTTCTACTTCCAATAAGTCCACCACTGCCACCATCTTTGTATTCAACAACATCTGGGAATTTAGCGAGGTGTTTTTGAGTAGCACTAATAGAAGCTTGCGAAGCTTTCTTAGAAGTTTCTTCAGCATTCTTGAATGCCTTCCAGATAGCATGTTGTTTGCCGATAGGCTCGCCTCTCCAACTTTGCAATGGAGACAATGACTTGTTAGCAGCAGAAGAAAGCTTGCTTACAGCAGCTGAATCTAATGCACCAGAGATGCTATAGATTGCATCCCAATATGATTGACGCCACTCAGGGCCCATGGTGCTGGTCTTTTCAAAACTAACTGCAGCCTCAAAGAATCTATCTACAAGCTTTGGGATACCTCTAAGCTTCTTTTCTTCAGCAGTAAAGGACTTCTCAGGGATGTTCATTAGCAAGCCGTCCCAGTTGCCTCTGCCTGCAAAGGTAGTCTGTAGCAAATCTGCGAACTCTTGGTTCGCATCCTTTAGTTGCTTCTTGCCTTCTTTGAGTTGCTTGGCATTACGAATAGAATTATCTGCTGAGAACTTAGCTTTAGGTACAGCAATATTCAAACCTTCTGCATCTATTTTACCAAATGCAATCAAGTTTTTAAGAGCTTGTGAGCCTTCTCCACCACGTCCTGTAGCCTCTTCAATACGGGCATAGACAGATGTTGCACGGCCAGCATCATCCTTGCCGGTGAATAGGTACGCCATTGCACCTTCATCACTTAGCAACCAGTCACGAATCTCTGGCTTCTGTGCGCTAGCAAGCTTTCTCCACTCGTCTCTACCTGCACCACGTAGCAAGAAGTCAACAGTTGCCTGCTGATTCTCTAGTGTTGGGCCAGTACGAGCTACCGCTCTACCTGCAACAGAGTTACTTAGGATACGAATTTCGTTAGCCAATCCCTCCCACCAACGTGGATGTCCAAACTCACGTGGGGAAAAGCCGGCAAATGTCATAGCTACACGGACGTCATTATCAATACCCGATATGCTCCGGGTAGACATGAACTGAATATAGGAGTCAGCGATATCATGAGCTAACTCTTCAGCGAATAACTCATCTGCCGCAGAGCCAAGCTTGAATGATTCATCGGTGATTGTGTTCTTATATGGGTCAAACTTGTTCAGTAATTGCTTCCACTTAGGGCCATTGTCGCGGCCTAGCCACATACCCATAGCAGCTAGAGGGTTGTTAAAGAAGGAGATATGTCCGGTACCTAGTACACGAATCTGCTCTTCTGCAATGTTACGGATAATGTACGCTGGGCGTACAAGTACGATACGCTTCCAGTACATATTGGTGGCTGTATCTAGGAACTCTTTGACTTCCTCAGCTGATTTACCCACCATTGGAATCTTGTTTACAAATGAAATGGTGTTCAAAAGCTCACGTGGGTCTGGGAAGTACACCACAGAATTAAGGTATTCAGAGTCTAGATGTGCGCTTGTAAAGGTAACTTTCTTACCATTAGCGTCGATGATGTCCATCTTGGCACCAGCCGCATGGCGGTCAGCCCAATATGAAGCCATCCGTCTGTTGCCGTTTTCAAAGATACGGGTAACTTCTTTGAGAAGCTCAGGGTCAATCTTAGGGTTCTTTAGATTAGCCTTATAGATTTCATCAATCAGGGTAGCTGAAGCTGTATATCCTGCCTTGGAGGCATCATCAGTCATGGCCACAATGTCAGCTAATTCATCTAGCTTAGCGTTAGATACGTTAGCAATACGGCCATATGAGTAGATGGCATCAATCAAAGCATCCTTATCAGATGAATGAATAGCCTTACCTGTAGGGGTAACTGTTGAGTAGGCATTGACAACCTTGCTCATCCATGGTAGTTTACGCACAGCAGAGGCTGACAAGCCCTTGATGTTGTCCACTACAGTAGGAGTTTTACCGGCCTTGAGGCTTGAGTTGATGAGTCTGTTAATCTGCTTACCTGCAGCAGTAGTATCATCTAGCACACCAGCAACTACCTTGCCCTGAGCAACGTAAGGTGCTAGGGTTTCAAGTACTTCTTCACGGGTTCCAGCTGCAGCAAGTGCCTTAGATTGCTCTACGTTAAAGCCACCTCGTCCACCATTGGACTTGCCTAGACGCCAGATTTGCTTCCAGTCAGTAATCTCTGCTAGTGCATCAATAGCTGGAGCAGCCATAGAGCTACTAATAAATCCTGCAATGTCTTCTACATTGTAGACTGTGTTGTCATATTCATCAGACTTCTGAACTCTTTGGTTCAGTAAATCCATAAACTCTTCACGCTTAGCGTCAGCTGCAGCGCCAGTAAATCTATCTAAATCTAGTGAAGCTTTTTCAATGCGCTTAGTAAGCTCTTCGATTTCAGCATCTAGCATAGCCTTTTGCTGTGAAGCTTTAGCTGCTTTAACACCAGTAGATGTGCGAGCTACACGCTCTGCTTCTTTGGCAGCATTTTTAATCTTACCGTATACCAGGAATGTATCAGTCTTGATACCGTATAGCAAGTCACCAAGAGCAACCATTACGCTACCATAACCAGTATCAGCATTGCCGAATGTAATAGCATTCACAACAGGGTCCATGATTGACCATGGGCGCTGATAGGTTCTGTTGCCAATCTTAACATTAACAGCAGCAACATCCATTTTGGCACGACGTGCAGCAAAGCCTGCACCAGTTTCCTCTGATGGGAAGAAGCCTGCGCCTAGGTTAATCTTGCCAGTGTTGAGTAATTCTTTGGCTGCTTGACCAACAGTTGTTTGGTCGATGATAGAGCTAGGCCCTGATTCAAGTCCTAAATCTTCACGAGTCTTTGTTGGGTCAGTTGGTTGACGGGTAAAGAAGTTTAAATCTCCACGCATGGTAGCAGAAATATCCTGCTTTAATGTACGTGCAGATGCTTGTATTACTTCAAATGGAGTAGCACCAACGATTGCAATACCACGAGCTAGACCCTTTAAGCCGGTCCAAAGTCTACCACGGAACTTCTGGTTAAACTTCTCATTAGAGATGCGTTGAGCTTCTTTAAACGCGTCAAGCTCCCGCTGTGCGCGGGTCTGTGCATCAATGTCAGCAAGTGTCTTGACAAGCTGGTTGTTAGGTACTGCACCATACTTGGTAAGTCCAGCTAGTACACCACCTGAAAGTTCAGGGTTATTGATAATCAGATTACGTGCAGTTGCACCTTCTGCGCCTGTAAGAAGGCGTGAGGCTTTGACAACTTCTTCGTAATCAGATTGTGTTTGTGTGAGGCTGCGCTCTTGAACTCCAGTAACAGTCCAAGTACCGTCTGCCTTCTTCTTGATAATTGGTGAGCTCACGCATTGCCCATTCTGTTATCAACCAATTCAAGAATGCGACGCAAGTCTTGGTTGCGTGGGTCATTTAAATACATAGCACGAATAGCCTGAATGCCACTATCAACATCTTGTCCCATTCCAATACCCTGAGGTAGGTTTAAAACCTCACTACCAGGACCAGCACCGATGTCAACACCTGCTGTGATTGGTTCATCCGGACGCTGAGTTGGAGCATCTAGTGGAATCAAAGGCTCTTGTACGAGCTCACGTGCCATACCAACTTGGCTTGTCGGAGCTGACGGTGTAATAGGAGCAGCCTTACGCTGTTCGTTAATGGCCTTGTTCTGTCCGTATGCAAAGCCTGTGTAGTCTGTATTCATGCCACTCTGTCCATTACCGCCCATAGGATTGATATTCATAGGATTGTTCTGAGGAGCTGTGGGGCGAAAGCCACCACGATTCTCAATTGCCATTAGCATCCTCCTCTGGTACGTAAGAATATTCTTCTGCTGATAGTAACATACCCTTGGCTAACCAAGGATTCATATTTTCACTTACATCTGTCATAAGGTAGCGAGTGCCTTCAAAGTCACTCCACTCACTTACTAAGACCCATCCTGTACATATCTGACTGTCAGAGTCTTCTAATTCTTCTGCGAGTATTCTCATGGCCTTTTCAACAGCCTCTGTAAACTTACTCACTTGTATTGCTCTTCTACTTGGTATGGTGCTGCTGTATATGCGCTAATTCGTGCAGCCACTTCCATAGCGTTGATGGCATCAGAGCCTGCATAAAGAGCTCCAAGAGCGTAGGCTCCTCCACTACCAATGGCGTAGAATCCTTCTCCACTCTTCATCACCGCCAAGTCTTGGTCGACATCAAAGAGCTCGCCACCAACCGCGATTAGAAACTGGAACCTAAGTCCGTATTTATCTTTGTCGTGAGATTCATCAAAGTTATAACCATTGTCTGTAAGGCATTTGCGTAGAGAAGGCATAGCCTTGACTATCATATAGCGATAGGCATCCTTCTTATCCTTAGCTGTGAAAGCTGGTGGTACCCATATGTTCTGAGCAATGTCGCAGGGATAAACTTCTCCCGCTCCTGCAATCAGTAATGCACCACGTTCTGCAATCTTTCGCATTGCTGGATGTGAGTAAACCTTACCACCATCATCAGTAACGCGGCTATCAGCAACAATGACAGACTTGTCATCTAGTTCAACGCCGATAATTGTTGTCATTGTCCCCTCCTAGATTATCGTCTACGAATAGTTCTTACGCTTGCGTTTGCTTCACCAGCACCTGAGATGCTAGATAAAAGACTCATAATGTCCGGACGTCCTTGCTCAATTGTAGGCTGAGGTGTTTCCTCAGGAGCAAGAGCGCCTCCTACTGGAGCACCGGCAGGAGCAGGGGACGGTTGCTCAACCGCTTCAGGAGCGCCAGCAGGAGGAACCTGTGGCTGCGGTTCAGGCGCAGGGAATACTGTTTCCACAGCATCTTCAATGCTGCGTCCCTTTTGTCTAGCCTTGATAACTGCAGCAATCTTCTGCACGATATCACTTGGGTCTCCACCTTGCGCAGCAATCTGTGGGATTGCTTGAGTGTATGCCTGAAGTGATGCGAGCAATGCGGTACGCATTTCTTCAATCTCAATCTTTTCAATTTCTTGGCTGACGTTAACTGTGAATGGCAGTTCACGCATAGCCATATCCTTGGAGATAAGTTTACCACCAAGTGCTTGCAACATGAAGATAAGTCCCTGTGCAGGGTTTAATCCAGCAAGCATACCGTAACGAACATCAGCAGAGTAATCGCCCTTGATGTCCTTTACAGGTGAGTATGTAATTTCATATGGGCTACCAGCATCTACACCGCGAATGGTCTTCTCAGCTGGGAACACGCGCTCATCAACTTCAAAGCTAAGTTGGATAACATCACGGAGGGCGCTGGCAAAGACAGCCTGTGCAGATTTGACCTGAGTATCGAAGGCACCCATGAGAGCCTGAACGCCCTGGCCCGTGACAATAGATGCGTCAATGTTGCCCGTACGTCCTTCAGGATAACGAGCACCAACACGCAATTCCTGATTCAATAATGCTTGCTCGGTGAATGCACCTTGTGGCAGAGTAAGTTCTACACGACGTACACCAGCTGGGTTAGCTGTACGAATAACAGCATCTCCACCAAGTGTAAGCTCCTGTACATCCTGTGGAAGTACGATAGGAGACTGTACAGACTTCTCTGCAGCTTCCATTGCAAGCAACGCAAAGCGGTTGCGGAGCAACTGAATACCAAGAATATCATCAAACTGTCCACGCATTTCAGAATCGATTGATGGCTTACGAGCCACAACAATCATCATCTTACCTAGCGGGTTCTTAGCAACAGACAAAACTAGATTACCTTTGTCTGGTAAATAAATTACAGACTGGTCCTTGTCATAGTAACGCACCATCTCGATGATTGCGTTCATGTCTTGCTTGTAGCCCATGCCACCGAGGAGCGAACGCTCATACTCAGGGAACATAGCAATAAGCTCACCTAGTGTCATCTGGTAGCGCTTAGCAAAAGCTGTGCAGCGTCCATATCTGTCAAACTCTGGGTATGAACCCATTGGGTTTTCTAGACGGATACGTGGAAGCTTGGCCTCTACATCAAACTCAATTATGAATGGGAGGAATCCGTATGTGATGTACCAGTCTGCACCTGAGTACATCTGTACAGATAAATCAGAATGTGCAAAATAATTTGAAGCAATACGAGTACGCTTATCTGCAAAGCTACGAGCCCTATCCGAGACTTGGTTTGCCGCGGAGCAGTTGACAGCCGGGAGGGGGGCCATAACTTCTGAAAGGTCTCTTGCAACAATATCAACAAAATTTGCAACGACATTTGCGTCTACACCTTCAGGAAAGAAATCAGGATATACGGATGCAATCTCTCCACGACGGACAGCTAGGACCTTCTCGTGACGTGCGTCACGGTCCATCGCACGGTAGCGTAAAGACTCTACGCGAGCTGCGACTTGTTCAATTGATAGCGCCATAGTTTCCTATCCGTATATATCAGACCATTGCTCAGCAAAGGCCTCATCTAAGTTAATTGCCATTCTCTTTTGTGACTGTGCCCGGGTAGCCCAGCGGTTTTGCATCCACTTGGCTGAGCCTGACTGTTGCTGCATCAATTCGCGTATGCGAATGATTACGAACCACAGAGCCATCACGCAGTCTGTAGCATTTCTAGTATCAGGCTTCCAGGTGATTAGCTGTTGTACTAAAGCCTTTAAGCCTTCGCTACCTTCATTAGAAGGCAACTCAATTATGTTGTTGTCTTGAAATCTTCCATCTCTAAGAGAGCCAAAAAGAGGCGCCATAGAAGCAATACCAAAACTAGTATCCCACTTGTTCTTGCCAGTAAAGTGAGACTCGAGGCGACAGCCGTAGGCTGAGAGCCAGTTGCGTAAGTCATCATCTAGGGAGTAAGCTTTCTGGTGTGCGTTGATTTCGATACGCAGTTCCTGAGGCTTGTACTTCTGTACCCACTCTTCAATCAAAGCTCTAATCTTCATAGGATTAGGCTCTGTCATGTTGACTGCATCTAAAATATAAATCGTGCTATCGCTACGGTTGTATGTAGCTACTACTGCTGCGGTGTTACCACTCATAGCAGGGTCTAGGCCAATTACGGTGTACGCTGACTCGAGGTGCTTGGGATGTCCTGGAGCACCTGGTTTAAGCGGTCCGCGCTTTCGCATACCGTTAACACATCCTGCAACTGCTGCTGGCGCGAATATGGCGTCTTCGACAACATCTTCTTGTTGGTAGACCATCGCCCAAACGGAAGGTGCCACTTCGCTACGCCGAGTAAAAAGTGAAGGGCCGTCCCACTTGGGGTAAAGTCCTTCGGCATTAGCTTCATCTTTATCTCCTTCAGCCCTATCCGTCCAAGGCCAAAGTGTTTTCCAATTCTGCGGTTTCTCATCAAACTCCAGTACGGCTGGCATAGCAAAGTAGGTAAATGGAGATTTACCGCCAGTCCATTGTTGACCGTCCCGAATCATCTTATATAAGTCTATGGGCGCAACACGGGTCCCCACGATAAGTAGTTTCCCGTGTCGGCCTAAACGTGTGATAACTTCTTTTTGAAGCCATTCAATTTGCTTCTCCCACTCATGGGCGTTAGAGTTCATCACAACATCGTCGAGGATAATCAAATCGGCGCGAGCGCCATAGATTTGGCTACCAAAGCCAAGAGCTTGAACCGTAGGGTCCTTCTCTCCAGAATCTCGGCCAGAGCCGAGGTAAATCATATCAGCAGACCATGTCTGTGAATCGGCCTTGTATCCGCCTTGCGGACCGAAGGCCGTTTGTAGTTTAATCCAGTTCGGGTGTGACAGTCGGGTCTTGATGGCCGAGAGGAACTTACGGGCCATACCCTGGGTCTTAGACACCACGATGATTCGGACGTTAGGGTCGACAGCTAGTCGGTAGGTGACGTAGTTAATCGTAATCACCGTGGACTTAGCGTGCTCGGGTGGTACGTTAATCAGGACTCGGTTAGCGGCGCTTGGCTCGTATATCATCGCCGGGTGTAACCAGCGGGGCTCGCGGCCCTCAATCAAGTCGACCCAGTCCTTATGATGGTCAAAGAGCTTGGTATCTAGGAACTGCTCAGAGAACTCCTCAAAGGAAATCTCCTTGAGGTTCTTGAAGTCAGCCTTGACACCCTTGCCTTCGAGACGGGCCTTGTCCGCCCTCTCTTTAAACTCAGGGTCCTTAAGGGACCACTGTCTAAAAGTCACATCATTGCGGTTGACGGAGCCCATGGCCTGGGTAATCGTCGCCCCTTGGCTCAGTTGCTGGAGCACCCGCTCCTTAGCCTCGGCCATAGGTATATCTACCTTGCCTGGTTTTCGTCCCATTGTTTCTCCTATAATCCAAAACCCCGGCGGTTTGGTCTGCCGTATACGCCTAACGCCAAGTACGGCTTCAGGGACCGTTCCGGGGTATTCGCATCACCCGCAGGATTTGAACCTGCAGCCCTTGGCTTCGTAGACCAATGCTCTATCCGTTGAGCTAGGGTGATATGTGAGCGGGGTACTTTGGCTTC